AGCATTAAATCCACCAACTTTTAATGCTCTAACCATTCCTTTACTATACTTGTCAGTAGTATATCCTTTTTTAATATTTGCAGGATCTGCTTCAGGTGAATATGCTGGAGCAACTGAAGCAATACCATCTAAAATATTACCAAAAGCATTATAGTTTCCAGGATGACTACCCACATCATGCCAAAGTTTAATATTATCGTTTACTGCATTGGATAAATTATCATATTTTGTCCAACCTATATCCTCCCCCTTTCTAGGAATAGTACCAAATCCTCTATTACCAGTTTGACCAAAAGCATTAGTTCTGTTTGTAGCGTTATAAACACTCGAAATCCTAGGATTCAAGAATTTTGTCTCGTGCATTGCCTGAGCAGCAACAATTTCAGGGAACTTTGCTCCTCCTGCTTGTTTTGCTAGATTGTATACATGATCAAATGCACCTTTCTGTGAGAGTTTCTTAAGTTTTGGTAGAGTTCCTCCTCTATCAAAACCAGGTAAACTAAATCCCTGACTCTTAGCTTCACCTAACCTCTTACTTGTTAGGTTTGGTTGTGTTTTTGTTGCAGGAGTATTAAAAGGAACGACGAAAGCTCCCCCATCTGCCTTTCTAGCAACGTACTCAGTGCCGTGTCCGATGAACGAAGTGGATCTCCCTCCATCCAATGAAACTCCATATCCTGATTGTGGTCCACTAATCCATCCTCCTTGTGCAAATGAGGGTATATTCTTGACTTTACCACCCTGTGACTTTCCATCATCATTTGGATCTGGTCCTCCACCCGATCCATCTTCATTTAGGTGTTGGTAGAGTTTATATCCTCCATAAGCAGCACCTGCTAGTAATCCAAGTGCTCCAGCTCTACCTAGTAATCCCCTTCTACCTCTAATTAGATTATTATGAAGGAAAATTAGTACATTACCAAAATCTGTAATAATTCTAGTTGGATTACTTAACCAACGCATACCCAATAATAAAGTTCCAAGTCCAGTTAATCCTTGTACAAGCCCTCCTATCTTCTCCCAAGGAGTAGTACTATCTGATAGTAACGTATATAATCCTTCAATAGTATTAACAACACCAAATTGTGCGACTTTAAAGATGAACGTTACCAACTTAGAAAGGGCTTCGATCATATTTGATATTTTTTCTCTGTTCGCAGGATCAGATAACCATTTCAAAGCAGGAATAACAATCGCTGCTTTAATCAGTCCACTCAACATCTTGAACAGACCTTCTAACCAACTTTTTTTCTTTACTAAAGCAGCAGGACTAAATCCAGCGAAAGGTTTCTTCTTTTTTGTTTTTGTGTAGTTTGCTTCAAAATCCTTTAGAGATTTCCTTGAAAGTACTAACTTTTCAAGTTGAATCTTTTTAAAATCTTTAACGATTACTGCAATAGAGTTTACAGTTGCACCCAAATTATTGATAGCGACAGTATTCGAAATAATGGGTTTTAACTCCATTTTCGTTTTTGCACTAACATTAGGTACCTGTACCTGTACAAACTTATAGAAATTAATTTTTGAACTTTTTCGTATAGTCGCCATTATTTCGATCTCTCAAGCAGCGAATTAGGTGCAGAAACAATTATTTGGGTACCACCCCCAGTATTTATTGCTACTGCTTGAGGGATAGTAACTATTTTTTCAATAATCGTGGGAATAGGAATAAACTCCATAGCTTGTTCCATAGCATATTGAGCAGAGATACCTCCCTCTTTTAGTGCTTGTTGATGTGTCGACTTTACTGCACCAAGAATTTTAGGATCAATACCCATCTCTGATGCAATTTGTGTCATAGCAGTAATTTTATCACCACCACCAAATAGACCAGTAACTGCCTTAAGGACTCCTCCCATACCCTGTTGTTCTGCAATCTGACTAATCAGACCCATAGGATCTTGCCTAAATGAATCTATCATTGCCATTCCCTTCGTAACCATAGCACCCATTTCAGGATTAAAAGCACTTAAAGCACCACCATAGTTACCACTCATAATATCAGAAGCAATACCACCCCACTTAGGATTAAACGTATTTAAAGCACCCATATAGTCGCCACCCAGAACTTGCTGTCCAATTTGTCCCCATTTGGAACCCATGAAATTATTAAATCCACTGGTTAAGGCACCCCATGCATTAGCACCGCTATGATACATATTCGCTAAACCTTGACCAAAACCACTAAATCGTAAGTTCTGCAACCATTGAGGTTGACTGATAGCATTAACTGTATTGATATTAGCAAACTGTCCCAATCCACTTAGTCCAGCAGAAAGAGCACCCATAATATCACCATTCATCGCAGAATTAACACCATTAACAATTGCCATTGGTATTTGCATACCAGGAATGAATGATAATGCAGTACCTACTATAGGATTACTAGCAATTTTCGTTACACCCTTCCATATACCACCAACAGCTTTCTTAGCTTTCTTCCATAGACCACCAAGAAACATCTCTTGAAGTTCTCCACCCTCTGCAAAAGGCCACCAACCTTTCTTTTTCTTCTCTTCCTTTTCAGGTTTTTTCTTAGAGAAAAGACCAGACCACCAACTTGTCTTCTTCTCTTTCTTTTTCTCTTGTTTCTTTGGTGTCTGTTGCTTCTTACCACCACCAAATATATTACTCAACCAATTACCTGACTTCTTCTCTTCTGTTTTTTTCTTTGGTTTATCGTTCTTAAATAAATTACTAAACCAATTACTATCCTTCTTGTTATTAGATTTAGGGGTGAATACTTTATTAAAATCTTCTTTACTTGGGTTTACAAGAGCATTAGCATAATTAAGCTGATATTGCAACCTTTCAATGTCTCTGTCATCCAGATTATTTTTTACCCCTAAATTTAACGCTGCCCACCAAGGTTTTTCTGATTTTAATTTTTGACGTTTTGCTAATTCAGTTTCATAGAATTTTATAGTTTGTTCACTACCAACTGCGAAGAAAGTTTGTTCTACAGCTTCTTCAAGTTTCCTATTCGTATATCTCTGCATTGGATCAGAGATAAGAACGTCTGCAATCTCATTAAATGCCCAATCAACAGCAAGACCTATACCCAAACCTTTCACACCTTGTATAATACCACCAGGTTTTATCTTTGTTATGAAATTCTTACCTTTAGTCCAAAAATTACCCTTAATTCCACCTTGACCCTTTGTTACATTACTACCGCTGAATAGATTAGTAAAGAAATTACCTCCTTTACCACCCATCCCTTGTGTTATCTTATTGGGATCAGCTTTGGACTTGAATAGGTTAGACCACCAAGTACCAGTTTTACCACCAGTACCTACAGTAAAATTCTTTTTCTTGAATATTTTATTCCACCAACCTTGTCCTTTTGGGGCACCACCTGTTCCACTACTTACTCTCTCAGAAGCTTTCTGACCAAATAGTTTTTGCCACCAACCACCACCAGTACTTCCAGAAACACTTACATTAGGTTTTTGCCCAAAGAATCGTTTAGTATTTCTTATCCATTCTCTAATTGGTTTGAATACTCCTGTTGATTGTCCTCCACTTGTTGTAATTTTATTTCTAAATTTTTGACCAGGCCTGCTTCCTGGTTTTTGATTTGGGTTTAAATTTCTATTACCACTTTGGTTTCTATTTCGGTTGTTTCTATTGTTGTTTCTATTATTACCACCTCTTCTACCACCATTATCTCCAGTAAGTAAATCGACTAATGCTAGAATATCAGTAATAATACTAAAAGGGTTCATCAGGTATTTCAACCCGATCAAACCCTTCATTATAGATCCAAGACCACCTAACCTTTCTATAAATGTCCCATTAGGATCTGATAGAGCAGAAAATCCGTCTAAAATATTGTTGGTAAATCCTGCTGCCCAACCGAATAATTTAGAAAAAACAAAGTGCGTCTTCTCTAGAAAAACTGATAATTTCTCAATATTAGCAGGATCTCCTACCCATTCAAGTATTTCCTTTGTAATAGCAATTTTAGCTATCCAACCAAGAAATTTTCCAATGGGTGCTAAAAATTTTTCTATCCAACTAAGACCACCCTTAGCAATCTTTAAAGATGTTTTGCCTAATTTAGGTTTAGTTTTTGATGTTGCCTTCTTATTTTCTATTGCTTCTTCTGCCGCCTGATCTAATTCTCTTCTATCTCTGCGACGTTCTGCTTTTTCTCTTAACTTATCATTCTTAATTTGACGGATTGAAATCCTTTCTATATCACTAACAAGTGTTCCTATTGAGGAAATTGTACCTCCTAGTCTATTCAACGCTAAGGTTTGTTTTCTAGCAGCAGCAACTGTTGGAGACTTCAGATTTGAAACTCCAGGATTTACAAATTTATATGCTTGTAATTTAGCCACCAGATGCTTTTTGCTCCTTCATTCTACGTTCCTCTTCTTTGAGGAAATTGACTAACATATTCACATAAATCTCCTTTTCCCAAGGCATCAGATTATCAATATGAGCGATATCCCATTTATGATGATGCATTAAGGAAAAGTTTCCTTCATAATAAGCCTGTAGATTGGTGTGAAGAAGAGCTATTCGAAAAAACTCGCTAGACCCTCCAGTACAACATCACTTTCAACTCCAGTATTAGGGTTAGTAACCTTAACAGTGTGTTGAAGTTTAGGCATTTTTTCAAAAAACTCTTGTATCATCATGAATTGCTTGCTATTCATTTGATCAAAAAATTCTATTAGTTCCTTTTTAGGAACACTAGAACAATCATAAACTTGATTAGCATCAGAAATTGATTCTACACAACTTGCTGCCATATCAAAAACTTGATCAACCTCAGCACCCTCACCAAAATTCATAGCAACGAATGTTTCAAGACTGGGGTATCCCATTGTAATAGCAACTTCCTCAGAAATCTTAAGATCTTTTTTATGACCTCTAGTTTTCTTGACTTTAATTTCGTCTAAGGGAATAGAAACTGATACACTAGTTTCATTATCATCAGGACAAACTACATTGACATCTACACTTTCACCAACAGATTTTGTACGAATCTGTAAGAAAACGAATTCAATGTCAAATGTAGCAAGTTTCTCCACATCTGTAATGTCTGTACAATCTTTGATGATATCTTTGATTGCAGAAACAATAGTAGTTTGTTCACCACTCTCAGTAGCTAAGAGAAGGATTTTCTCCTCCTTTACAAGAAATGGTCTAAAATTCACAGTTCTACCGTCTGAGGGTAGTTTCAATTTGTACTTAGGTACACTAATCTTAGGTAATGCCATAAAATTCACATCAGTACATTTATTTAGGCGATACCAGTAACAGTCAATAGTGAGTTAACAACAGTCTGTAGAACTGATTGGTTATTTGAAGTTGATTGATCTGTATTATTATCAATGTTAGAACCGACAGTAAGATATCGAATAGTATTGGTATCAAACTTATCTTGAGTAAAGAAACGATATCTCTCATAATAAAAACCAACACTCATAGTCATTGTCTGAGCATTCTGGTTATTCAACTGAACCGAACCAATATTATATGGATATAAATTTTGAAGTTCCCAAGCAGCAGTTAATTGATACTTTCTTGCTACTAACGCATCTACTGTTCCAGATTCTCTTATAGAACGAAGTATTGCAGGATCAGTAACTGCTAAATCTCCACCACCTCTTTCCCACTTGTAAATCATCATTTTAGGGCAAACATAATCATCATAATATCTTGTATATTGCTCACTATCACTTGCCATCAAAGTTGTCCATCTCTCAAAGAAGTTTCTTGAGTATTGAGAACGTGGCATCCTAAAGTTTATACTAATCTGACTATATGCTGTATTTGTTGCATACTTAAATGGTGATCCAACATAAGGAGTTTGTGAAGTAGTAATCTGCTTACTTGGAAGATTTACAGTATCAGCATAGAAATCAAGTAACCAACTCAAATCATTGCTTTCAAGATTAACATCGAATCCACTTGACGGTGGGTTTTCTGGTATTGGTCCCACAAAACCAGCAGGATATGAGATATTTGGCGTTTGCAGCATCTTCGGTGACACAAATCTTACCGAAAATAAATTAGTAAAACTAGGAGCATTGTCTTTGCCCTTTGTTTTGGCTAGAAACTCCTGAAATGAAGGGTATCTTGCGAATGTAGGATTTGGGATTGCCATTAGATTTTAAGTTCCTTTTCTGTGACTACCATAAATTCCCAACCGTGATCTTTACAAAACTCATCTGCTGCTTTAAACTTTGCTTGATTTACAGCATAAGTCATAACTTCACTTATATATTTTTTAGTATTTCGCTTTTGAGTTTTTGGTTCTTTAGTTTGATATGATGGTTTAACTTCTGCAATATATTTCTTATTTCCTACTTTAACATAGAAATCTGGAAAATATCTATGTCGTTTACCATCAACAGGTGAAATATAAGGTATAATAAATTCTTCACTACTCCATTCTTCTACAGAAGCACTAGATTCACACCATTGCATAAATTTATACTCCCATGAGGAGCGATATACCACGTTTCGTGGATCACCTTTGTATTTCCTGGGATTGGAAACACGATACTTACCTCGATATCTCATAAATACATACAAGTCACGTAGTATTTAGGTAGAAAAGTTGACAATATATCGTTACCCCAAAAACCCACCCGCTACTGGAAGCAGTTCTGTAGAGAATCCTACAAAGAATGTTGACTATGTAATGTTTCAAAGAAAGAGAATCCAATATGATGATCAGAACGGTTCTGCTTATTATGGATTGAATATTCCTAATAATTCAGTTGCGATGAATAGTAATCCTGATCGGGTATATATCGCAATGCCTCAAAATCTCTCAACTCAGTATGCACCAACATATCGTCAAGTTGATGTAGGAGTTGCTGGAATAGCAGGAGCTACTGGATTAGGTGTTTCAAGTTATGATCAAGCTGCTCAAGCATTACAGACAGCTGCTCAAGATGCATTGCCAGAATTTGCATCTAATACCATGATGTCTGTTCTTGGTGGTGCTTCACAATTTTTAGGACTAGCAGGTAGTGCTACTGCAAATGACATACTGGCATTGTCTAAAGGAAAGGTTTTTAACCCTTACACTGAGCAATTGTACAGTAATATGCAGTTTAGAAACCATATGTTCTCATTTAAGTTTTTTGCTCGTGATCGTGACGAATCTAAGGAAATTAATCATATTATTAAATATCTGAAAAAAGGTGCTTTACCGATATATGGAACACCAGGTGGTGGAACTGGTATTAGTGGTGCCTCTGGTGATGGTTCTGATCAAGCAAATACTATTATTGGTAATATAGATAATACACTGAATAGTATAGGAGCTGCTCGTTTCTTCGAAGTTCCAGACAAATTTGATATTAAATTTATTCGTTTAGATCCTAATGGAGATGGTTCAACTATAAGTGCAGATCTTCATCATAAAATCCATACATCTGTATGTACTGGAATTGATGTAAATTACACTCCAGACGGTCAATATAATGCTATCAAGAATGCAACACTGGGTGTAGAAAATAATGCACCATTACAAGTTCCTGCAGTTACTGTGAATTGTAGATTTACAGAAACTCAACTTGTAACACAAGCACAAATCGATCAGGGGTATTAAAATGTCAGGATATTTTTCTTATTTTCCTAATGTATACATTGGTGAGGGTGTCGAAGATGATGAGGCATTCAAATACCGACTAGTTAAAAACATTTTTAGAAAAATTAAAGCAAGACCTGATTTAAATCAATATACAACTCTTTTTGAATCATATTCAATTAGAGTTGGAGAAACTCCTTCTACACTTGCAGGAAGATTATATGATGATCCAAAACTAGATTGGGCAATCCTCTTAATTAATGATATTATTGACGTATATGAAGAATGGCCAAAGGAGCAAGACCATTTAGAATCTTATGTAGATGAAATCTACACTGCCGATAAAAGAGATGACATTCATCATTGGGAAACTAATGAGATTCTACTTGATAATGGTACACCAGTTATCAAAGAAGGTATTGAAGTAACTGAAGACTGGAGAACTATAATGCCAAATGGTGATGTAAAAACTGCAGAAGAATCAATATATCAAGTAACTAACTATGAGCATGAATATTATAAGAATGAAGTAAAAAGACAAATTTTACTTCCAGTTAGTAATATGCTAAATATCATGATTGAAGAGTTTGAAAACTTAGTTGCGTATGAACCTCATAGTGAACTTGATGATGCAAATAACAAAAAAACACCATTAAATATTACCTCTAGATTCTTAAATAACACAGGATCTGCTAGTTTTGCTAGTGTAGTTCGCTCTGCAGTAAGTGGAACTGGTGTAGTTACCTATGATGATGGACCTGGTAACGTTAGTGCTGCAAATACCTTATCACTAACTGCTGGAGTTAGTAGTGCAGTAACTACCACTTCTAGTACAAGTACAAGTAGTAGTTCTTCAAGTTCTAGCAGTAGTTCTTCTGGATCATCAGGATCTTCTGGAGGATACTAAAAAACCCTACAGGCAAAAAAATACCCCGAATTTTTTTCGGGGTTTTTTTGTAACTAAAATTCGAATTATATATCACGACCTAGGAAAAATATTCCCTGATAATACTATTCTATCATCACATTTATTTTC